CCGTGACCATGGGCGGCGACCGCATCCCGCTCGCCGCAGGCGACGGGCGCGAGCCCTCGCCCGAGGCGCTGGCGCGCTGGAACGCTCGCGTGAACCAGCACCTGCAGGCGGGGCACGCCGTGCCGACCGACCAGCCGCAGTTCGTGCCGCAGACCTACGCCGGGCCTGCGGTTTCCGAGGCTGCGCTGGCGCAGAGCTACGGCCAGCCGGTGGCGCAGCCGGGTGACATGGCTGCAGTGGTGCAAGATTTGGTGCGGCGAGAACTTGCATCTCTGCAAGGTTCGGCGTATGCGGCAACTGGCATGCCACAGCAGGCACCAGCTCCGACGCCGTTCCCCGCCGCGCCGGTCGTGCGTCCGACGCCGACATGGACGAACGGCGGATTCACGCCGTCAGGGTACGTCGTGCCGGCGAGGCGGTAAGTGCTAGGCGGCGGGATGGGTGGCATGATGCCGCCCGGCGGGCTGCCCAGCGGCGCGGCGCCCGCCCCGCCTGCTTCGCTCTCCGATCCGTTCCCGCGCCCGACGTGGGCGGACTACGTCCAGCGCGATGACTGGCGCCAGCTCGGCATCGTCGACCGCGAGCGCGCGGCAGCGATGACCGAGCAGGATCTGGTCCTGATGGTCCAGAACGCGCGCCAGCAGTCGGCGACCGCCCGCGCCCCGCTCGAGGTCGAGTGGCGCCGGATGGAGGATCTCTACCACCTCCGCACCATGGACCGGCGCAAGCAGGGCTGGCAGGCGAAGGTCAAGGTTCCCGAGCTCCAGACGAAGATCCGCGTCACGCTGTCGCAGCTCCAAGGCACGCTGCTCGACGCGCCGCAGTGGTTCCAGGTCTACAACGACCCGAAGACCTACTACGAGCCGCAGACGCGCCTCCTGCAGCACTGGCTCGAGATCGTGCTCGAGAACGCGCGCACGGTCGAGAACGTGCTCGCCATGTGGGAGGAGGCGTTCCTCCTCGGCACCGGCTTCCTGCGCGTCTCGCCCGAGTACTTCATGGAGCGCCGGCCGCACATCATGCCGCCCGACCCGATGGAGGTCGAGCAGTGGCAGATGGCGATGCAGCAGTACACGTACACGGCGATGCAGGCACAGCAGATGGGCCAGCAGCCGCCGCCCCCGCCGCCCCCGCCTCGCCCCTACGTCGCGACGCACGACATGGAGCGCCTCAAGTTCGAGACGCAGTTCGTCTCGGCATGGTGCATCTACCCCGACCCCTACGCGAGCGACTTCTACAAGGGTAAGTTCGTCATCGAGGAGTCGGCGGTCGACGAGGAGGACATTCGCTCGCGGCAGCAGGCGGGCGTGTACGACTCGATCGAGGACATCGGCGAGCCGATCTCGTGGGAGGCGTCGCGCGAGTCGCGCTATCGCCGCACCGAGCTCCTCGACTCGCGTGCGCTGCGCCGCCGCCAGCACCTCGTGCAGGACTACCGCGGCAACATCTACGACAAGGACGGCAAGATCGTCGCCGAGAACTGGTGGATCACCGCGGCGAACGAGAAGACGATTCTGCGCTGCGCGCCGAACCCGCGCTGGCGCGGGCAGTCGGGCTACATCTGCTCGACGCCGCTGCCGTACCGCGGGCGCCCGTGGGGCATGCCGCTCTGTGACGCCGACTCGCGCATTCAAGAGCAGTGCGAGAAGGTTCTCAACCTGATGATCGACGACGCCATGTACGCGGTACTGGGCGTCTTCCTGATGGACGAGACGAAGTGCGACGAGCCGTCGATGCCCGAGGATCTGTGGCCCGGCAAGATCTACCGCGGGCGCGAGGAGTTCGTCCGCAAGATCCAGTTCCAGACGCAGATCAACAACCTCTGGCCGTTGTACAACAAGCTCGAGCAGATCGGGCAGTCGTCGACCCAGATCAGCGAGTTCATCGACGGCTCGCCGAGCTCGCGCGGGCGCCCGACTGCGACCGAGGTGCAGTCGAAGACGAGTGCCGGCACGGCGTACCTGCACAACGTCGCGCGGCGCCTCGAAGAGAACGACCTCGAGCGCCTGCTGACGTTGCTGAAGGACGACATCATCCAGTTCGGCAACGACACGGGCGACCCGCGGCTGAACGACCTGCTCGAGCAGTTCGGCGGACCCGGTGCGGCGCAGTTCTTCCAAGACGACCTGACTCGCTTCCAGACGCTCGACGTTCCGACGCGCATCACCGTGCGTGGCATCAGCCAGATGATGTCGCGTCAGGATCTGATGCAGCGTCTGATGCAGCTCATGTCGCTCGGGCAGCAGCTTGGCATCCCGCCGATGAACATGCTGCAGATCTTCTACACTGCGGTGAGCACGCTCGGCTTCGACCCCGAGCAGCTCGGACTGCCCGAATCGCCTGAGGCAATGCAGCAGCTCCAGCAGGAGATGATGACGCAGCAGCAGGCAATGGCCGGCGGGGCTGGACCGGGGGGATCGGGATCGGCTGCACCACCGGCTCCGGTGACCACCAACGCGGGACAGCCCCCGCCTACTTCCGACGCGCTCGCCGCGCAAGCGCAAGCGCAAGGGCCGCCGATCGCGGCCTAGCCGTACCTGCTCGCGGCCAAGTGAGTAGAAAACCTGCGTTTGGAGACGCACGAAAGGACTGACCATGGACCCGAAATTCCGCGACGACATCGCGACGAAGAAGCGGGCGCAGGCGAGCTGCACCTACGTGAACACGTCGTTCACCACGACCGGGCTCGCCACCTGTGTAACCCCGAGTTCGGGATACAAGCTGCGCATCTACGCGATGCGCCTGCAGGCGTATGTGACGACCATCCTCGCCTCGGCGACGGTGGGCGATCCGCTGCTCGTCTGCGACAACGCGATCGCCACGCCGATCATGGACTTCCGCCTCGGCCCGAACGCGACGGCGACTCGCGCAGCGCAGGGCGGCTACGTCGTGGCGGCGAACGACGCGACCACGGTCCACTACGGCTTCGCCGAGGTCGACTACGGCACCTCTGGCCTGCTCCTGAGCGCAGCCAACAACGTGCTCAAGGTCGGCCTAGCCAACACGATCACGACCGGCGTGATCGCGGTGCGTGGCTTCGTCATCCACATCTCCGAGGCGCCCTGATCGCTGACTTGACGGGGGCGCCCGCGGCCCCCGCGAGGTTTCACATGAAACGTCTTCTGATCCTGCTCGCCTTGCTGGCGAGCCCGGCGCTGGCGCACGCCGAGGGCGGCACGCCGACCAACCCGCTCTATGTGCGCGAGCAGCAGGGCACGACGCGCACCTACGCCGAGGTCGACTGCACGACTGCGGGAGACATCGCGCTGGTCGCGGCAGCGAGCACGGCCAACGCGCGATCCATCCTGTTCACCAACGAGGATGCGTCGAACTTCGTCACGATCTGCCCGGTGACGGCAGCGGCTGGCGTGTGCGACGCAGTTGGCGAGGGCTTCACGCTCTGGAACAAGGGCAGCATCCCGTTCGACCGCTCGGTGCGCGACACTGGCTGGAGCTGCAAGGGCGACACTGGCACCGTCAAGGTCGGCGTCCTGATCGAGAAGTAGGGAGGTCGCGTGCTGGCGCGCGTCCTCCTGCTCGGCCTGCTGGCCCTCGTCGGGCTCTCCTTCCCCGCCTGGGCCACTGGTCCGGCTAACTACCCGCCCGGCGGCAGCGGCTCGGGCGTCGTCGCCAACACTTGCACGTCGGGTGACTTCTTCTCCGCTGTCGACGGCAGCGGGAACTTCACCTGCGCCACGCCTGCGGGCTCTGGCGACGTGACTGCGGTCGGCGACTGCGCGAGCGGGGACTGCTTCACCGCGAGCAGCAACAACTCGTCGCTGATCTTCGAGGGAAGCACCGCCGATACCAGCGAGACGACGCTGACGGTTACGGATCCGACTGCGGACCGTACCGTCACGCTGCCGAACCTGACCGGCACGGTAGCAATCGAGCGTGTCTACGACGTTCGCGCATATGGTGCGAAGTGCGACGACTCGACGGACGATACGGCCGCGATTCAGGCGGCAATCGACGCGGCGGAAGCTGGCGATGGCGGGATTGTTCAGTTCCCCGAAGGGGTTTGCATTCTCAACGGCGCGTTGGATCTCGACGACTACGAGATGATCACCCTGCAAGGTGTGGGTGGGCGCTCTACCAGCACCCGTGGGTCAATGCTCGACTTTCGCGTGGCCGGGTCTGGGTCGCTCATCTCC